GCTCTTTCGTTTCCATTAGTGTTGGTTGGTGTTGTTCCGTCTTGTCCTGAAGGATTACCTCCATTGCATAGATAACAGATCATCCAATGGAAGACTACACAATAAATAATGTGCATACTCTCACTATTGAAATAACCTATTACCTCTCGCACGAGAGAATCCAATGGTATCCAATTGGGATCGAAGCGTTCAAAAAATCGATCACACAGTTTGAAGTGTAACATACTCAATTTCTTGTGTAATCTACCATCAAATTCTGTATAATCGCCATCAAAGCAATTAGTTGTTCCCATTTGAGCCAAATGCATATAATAAAGTTCCCATTCGATTGAATTCTTATTAATACCAATCATGGACCATATCTTTGTTCGTTTTTGCATAATATGCGCCAAAAAACTTAATTGGTACATACGGCTTATTATTGTCATTGTTAATGGACACACTGAAAACAATCGCGTCTTGTACTGATTTACTTTCGCAATGGGTCTTCTCTCATCTTTCAAACTATCGACATATGGCAATTCAGGAATAATTCCTTTTTTAAGTTTTTCCAAGGTGTCGTCAATTGCAGTTTGTAAAATGGGCTTTGGTACATATCCATCGGGAGTATGATCAAACAATAATTTTTTGGGACCTCGAAAACGAGGATCCAAAACCCAAGGATAACCTGGTGAAGTTGTCATATTAAGTGGATTGATAAACTCATACTCTGGATTTCCATTTATCGCTTCATGAAGTGTTAATTTACGAAGCGGTACTGTAGTATCCATTTTAGAGAATAGATCCACTTCCATTGACTCTCGAACTTCATCTATCAACTCATCAGGAATATCCTCAGAATGGTGTGAGTATTTGTTAGCTCCTTTACGCAATAGATCTATTCCTTCTTCTTTCCATATCTTCGCATGATTTAAGTAAGCTGGTTTCGTGATAGGTGTGACAATTTCATCATGGAGTGGTGATCCAATTATTGTTGTTTTAATTGGCGGTGATAAACTCTTGTGTAGTATACCATATACTGACAATTTACCATCCAAGTTAGCTTTAATAACATCCTCACGATCTGCTGGAATTATCATCGAGTGTGCCACTGTCTCACGACTAACTTCCTTCCATGTTTGTGAATCAAGTTTATCTAGTGCCCCAATTAACATATCTTTTGTGATGATTGTGAGAACCGATGTTTCAGTTGAGGGTGATCCAGATATATGGAATCCCAATATTTTGTCACGTGCACAATCATCAACAGCCATTACAGGCGAACCACAATCTCCTTTTTCTGATCGATAATGATAGTATATTGCAGCTTGGACGTTAACTTCTGTTACCCTGCCGTTAACATTTAAGGGATACACTGTCCATGAATTGTCTTCAAATACACGACAGACTGTAGTCTTAGGTTTTTGGTGTTTATCGATTTGAATGTGCATTACATTCCTGTTTCGCATGTCAAGAGATCCATCCCAAAAGTGTCCAACAATATCTCTTCTCTTTACTATGCTCTTTGGTAATCGGTATAGCACTGCATCTTTGTATGAACCCATCTCACCTTCAAGTGGAATGAGGCATTGTGGGTCGAATGGAAAACATTCTGCTTCTTTTGTAGTCTCACTGATAAAATATATCATTGAACCTTTTGGAATATAGCGCTCTCCTGGCTCGGATGATATAAAGAAATGTTCATTGAGCAGTATAGTAGAACCTGAAACAAACAATCCGCATTGTTCTTGATGCGAATGGGGGCACTGCAAGCGGATTACATTTTGATGTAGCAAGCGAGCTATATCATCA